GTGACAAGCATCCACGCGCAGCCAATCTCATCTCTCACGACGGGGCCGTCCTCGCTTCCGACGTGGCTCCGGCTGTTCGGGCTCAGGCTCGGTCGCCTGTTCCAATACATCCGCCTTGATGACTTCCGCCCGCACGCCATCCAAGAGCGACAAGAGAAACGCCGAGGGCGCCGCGACGTAGATGATCTGACCGGCCTGAAATGGATATTCAGGGTTCTCTGACGGCACGGTCTGAAGGAAGCGAATCGTCATCGCTTCTTCGTCCCTGAGCTGACCTTCTTGTGCGCGGTCTGGACCTGCACTGGTTCCGGTTTCGGCTCAGGCTTCAGCGCCGGCTTGAGTTGAGGCGCGAGCTCAGGTTCGTCATCCAGTTGGAGATGCACATCGCCGTTCCAGTCACCGCCAGCAGCTTCGACGGCTGTCTTCACTGCCTGTACCGCGTCAGCAATGGCCTGCACGTCGTCATTACTGCCCTGCACTTGTCCGCGCACGTAGAGATGAGCTTTTGCCATTTACGCCGTCCCTTCGGCGGGAGACACGAAGGTTTCCACGACACTCGTCGCCGCCGCGACCGGCTTCGTGCCGCGTGCGTTGTACTGAATCACGACGATGCTATCGATTGTGGTGGTCGTGCCGCGCGTCACGCGACACTTGATGAACTGTTTCCCTGGCCTGAACAGGTCCACCACATGCTGGTTCTTCACGGCATCGTTCACGAGCGTGCCCGCGAGGTCCGCGTAACTTCCGCCCGTCGCTACATCCTGCCGCAGTCGGATGTTATTGTTGGCAGCCGGCGTGCCCAACCGCACGATGAAACAGATGCCCTGATAGCCGGCCATGTCATAGGCCGCTGAATCAATCGCCGTCGTGCCGGTTGCCGTCGGCGCCTCGACGGTTACTTTGAAATCATCTACAAACATGAACAGTGTGCCCCTTCCTTGAGAGAGACGGGCTGATCGCTTGACCAGCCCGTCCAGGTTCAGGACTACGCCTGCGTGCCGTACTTGATTGGATGCGTGCCGGCATCCAGCAAGTCACCGTCATGTCGAGACAGAGCCAGGAACGCGACCTGCCCGAGCACCGCGAACAGTTCATCGAGCCGCACAACGGTCACGTCCCGCACGTCGCGGATGATGTACTTGGAGAAATCCCCAAACAGAATCGACTTCACGCCAGTGGCCGGCGTGGTCATCGACTGGTTGATGGTGTAGGGATAGCCGAGGATGGTATCCGGCTGCCCTGCGGTCAGGCCGGGGATCCAAAGTGGCACACCCACGGTGTCACCGGAGTACTGGAGCACCTTGACCTTCTTGATCATCTTCAGCCCGCCGTCATGGAACATGAAGCGGCTGTTGGTCCGGTAGGCCGGGTCTACCGAATGAATCAGATCGGTCAGGTTATCAGCCGTCACGCTCGCCACACCAGAAAACGTCACGGCACTCGATGTCGCCGCCGTCACGACGCCGTTTGGCATCGAGCCGCTTCCGGTCGTGAAGTGGTCATTCGTGATGCGCGCGATGCGGGTGCCGAGCGCTTCACCGAGGAACGCATTGGCGTTGATGGACGTGTCCTGGAGGAACTCGATTGAGGCCAAGATGTACTTCGAGGAGTACTTCCAGGCGTCCAGCACGAGCTGCCCGAAGGTCATTTCGAGCTCGTTACTGGTCGTGTTCTCTCCGATGATCTCGCCCTTATTCGCCGTGTCGTTCGTGGTCGGAATCGGCAGCGGTCCACCTGTCGCCGTGCGAATGACCGTGGAGACTGACCGCATCCCGCCGTAAGCCAAGAGCGCGACTTCCAGCGAGCGCATGGCTTCGTCGGCCACCGTGTAGCCGCCGGTTGTCGTGGTGCTCTGGAGGCCCGTCAGCGCCGCACGTTCCTCAGTGAGTCGGGTATTCCACGTCCGCAGGTCTTCCTCGCTCGGCCGCAGTCCGTTGGCGTCCGGCTGGGAGGCTTTGAGCGGCGGGCCCAGGCGGAAGGTCATGCGCTTGGAGCCGAGGTTGATCCCGCAGCGCTGGGCCATGTTACGCTGCTCGTCGGTGAGTTCGGCCCCAGGAGCGCCAGCCGTCATCCACGCCCGCAGCGCTTCGCCGCGTTCGTAGTCGCTCACCTTGCCGGTGTAGCTGGGGCGATTGCCGCGCGTCTCCTCCGGCTGGGTCGGTTCGCTGCGCCGGCCGGTGCCGGCAGCGAGCGCTTCCTGCTTCTCGATCTTGCCGATGAAGGCGGTCAGCTTGTCGATTTCCGCGTGGATGGAGTCGAACTTCTGGTTTTCGTCTTCGCGGAGGTCTTTTCGCCCTTCCTTGAGCGCGCCCTGAAGGATCTGGTCGGCTTCGTTGGCCAGCCGGCCCTTGTCGTCTCGGAGTTCCTGAAGTGTCATGTCCGTGTCCTCGGTCGTGCGAGGAACGGCAGATGACACATGGCATCGGAAGCCTACCCATCGCACGAACTCAAAAGGTCTTGAGTCGTGGGTGGATAGCGCCCCGATCGCCGCCGGGAGGACTATCGTTTGACGCCGCTGTCTCGTCTCGATCGCCGCCGAGACGTAGAAAGGGCTCTCTGTGTTAACTGGGTCTATTGTGCCGGGGTTTTAGGAATTTTGTATTTTTGGGATACGAAACGCTGGAAATCGGCGGCGTTCTATAGTAAGGTAAGCGGAACCGACGGATGTTGATCGCATCCGCCGGCCCCTAACCACGTCAAGCCCCGATGGAGGGGGCTCATTCATGGCTGCAAAGAAGAATACCGCAAGTCCCGTCTCCACTGAGTCTCGTTCTGTCACCATCAAAGCGCCAAAGTTCGGCATCGCCGTGTTTCATGTTCGCGGCATCGCCCCGCTCGTGATTCACCGCTTCTCTGCGAAAACGAAGGCACAGATGAAAGAAAAGATGGAAACCGGCAAAGCCGCATCGAGCCGGAAGAACCGCGAAGCGAAAGCAACGGATGACCTCTATGAGGAATCCCGGTATCGTCATCTCGATGGCTGGGACGGGTTCAATGCGAGCGCGATTCGCGCAGCGATGATCTCCGCCTGTCGGCTCGTCGGCTTCAAGATGACCCTTGCGAAATTGTCCGTGTTTGTCGAGGCTGACGGTAACGACGCCATCGAACCACAAATCCCGCTGATTCGTATCGACGGCACGCCGACGAAGCAGGAAGACATGGCGCGCGTGGAAACGGGCCAGCCGTACGTCACGGTGCGCGCTGCGTTCCATGAGTGGGCGGCGAAGGTCCGCATCCGGTTCGACATGGATCAGTTCACGCATCAGGACGTGGCGAACCTAATGGCGCGCGTCGGGCTGCAAGTCGGCATCGGGGAAGGACGGCCTGACAGCAAGAACTCTGCGGGGATGGGCTGGGGCTTGTTCGAGATCGAATCGATGGACGAGGTGGTGCGATGACGAAGACGATCAAGGCGGCAACACTGGTGGAGGATTTCGCGCTCTATCCACGGAATCAGGTAGACGATTCACACGTCACGGATCTCGTGAGGGCCATCCGCAGCGGGGCCGAACTGCCGCCGATTATTGCGGATCGGAAGTCGAAGCGCATCGTTGACGGCGTGCATCGCGTACGTGCGTTCGTGAAAGTCTTGGGCGACGATGCGGACGTACCGGTGGTCCTTAAGGACTACGAAACCGACGCCGATCTGTATCTCGACGCGGTACGCTACAACGCCGCGCATGGGCGGAAACTCGACCGCCACGACCAAACGCGCATCGTGCTCCGGCTTCACGAGCTGAACATCGATGACGTGACCATTGCGTCGGTGCTGCACGTGCCGGAACAGGAAGTGCGGACGCTTGCCGTGCGGATCGTGTACGACAAGGGCGGAACGGCATTTCCGCAGAAGCGCGGCCTGGAACACATGCGAGGGCAGCAGTTGTCCGATGGACAAATCGCCGCGATGAAGTCGGTTCGATCGGCGGAAGTCGGGCGGCTCTGTATCGAGTTGACGCGACTGCTCGAGCAAGAGCTGGTCGATTACAGCGATCCGATGGTGGAACAGCGGTTGCGCGAATTGGCGCCGGTCGTTGCCGGAGCGCTGAAGCGCATTCGAGCGGTGGCGAAAGCGCGCCCTGCAGAACCTGTCGCAGGCTAAGTTTTTCTAGGCGTGGCGCGACAGGCCCAGATAAGGCAGGCGAGGCAAGGC